CGGGGAATAACTATGTCTGTACACTCCGACAGTTCAACCAGTGTAATTCGAAATTACACCAACGGTGGGGGGATCAGGAAGGGGCCAAAATGGACCACGAATAGAAAGTCACCTGGGCAGGCCGTCAGCTTCAGCCTGTATTTAGGTGGCGCCAAAATCGTATTTATATTCGATAAGCCTCTTTCTGGCGATATCTCTCTCTTGATCTGTGAATAGTTCGTTCCACTCCGGATCTAATATTAGAGCTTCGATAGTAAGATCCAGCCTATGCCTTTCCCATAATGCCGTATATCCGTCAGAAACATTTGATGCATTTATCAATATTTTCGCAGTTTTCAGGCCACCATGATCCAATAGCATTCCTAGATACCGCGTTGCGTTATAATTACATTGGTCTTTGGCCCGGCGATAGATATCCATCATGGATTTGTCGAATTTCATCTCTATTGCCGTTTTCATGGCTCTACCTCTTAACCAGTCCGTCTAACGCCCAGGCTAAGCTGCAGGCCGAGGGCGCGCAGCTTGCCCACCGCAATCACACGCTGCAAGCAGCGTGAACGAAGGAGCCGTCAGCTTCAGCCTGTGGTTAGACGGCATTTTTTTTTGCTTCATCAGAACAATATTTTCTTAGGTTCATAATCTTAGATCGCAACGGATTCGCCCACCCTGTCAAATTTAATGGGGGTTGTAATAAACTTATTAATTTCTTCTCAATTTCTTCATAATCTTCAAATATTGGACACATACCAATTTCTAAATTATTCATCATCCATTCCGTTAATTGTTTCTCTCCTTCTTGAATGAATTTATAATTAGTTATATTAGTATTCGACTTACCATTACTTCTTGGAATAGCCTTCAAATTAAAATCGCTCTTTTTTATGGCCCCAAATGTCCTTCTAACAGTCGAAAACCCAGTGCTGTCAGAATTGAAATGATTTTCATGGCCTCTTTTAGCAAGATTCAAAGACGAGCCAACATAAAGAAGTGCGCCGCCCTCAAGACCCAATAACTCGATATTACTTTCATTTTTTAGATATATTGCGTAAATTCCACTCCTTTGCGGTGCTCGGATATCACGTATGGAGGCTCTTGTTTTCAATAGCGCTTGAGTCACTTCGTCATGTGTCATCAGTATGCCTCTTCTCTAACGAATAGAATATCAAGGATGCCCATTGATTCCCCCACCCCAATTTTAATCGGCGCACGTTATTGAACCACTAACTTGCACCTAAAATTTTGACCTACTGAACGATGGGTTTTCGTCAGCGCCCCTCCCCTTCACGTTGGGGACTCATTAAGCTATGATCACCGCTTTTTTGCGGTCCGACATAAGTTCCATACTTTCCGGGAATCTCTTCGGTGTATCTTCCTCTCAGCAAACGTGGGTCCTTTTTCGTTATTGTTCATGCGCCATGCAAATATATCAAAATACCCGTGAACTGCATCACTCACGTGTAGCGAACGCCTCCCTACAGGAGTCTACTCGACTTCTCATGCCTTTTACCTCCAACACTTCTGGATATTCCGCGATAATATTTTGTAAACAACGAAAGGCTTCCCTATTCGATGGAGATATATTTAAAGATATCATATAGGAATTTGCCGCCTCTGCGTATTGTCCGAGTCCTTCCAAGGCTATTCCAAGGGTCATTTGCGCATCGGAACTATCTCGGCATATCGCTATAGCCGACTGGCAACAAGTCAATGCTTCTCTATACCTCTTTACTTGGTTTAAGCATTTTGCCAAGTTATTATAGAGAGAATACAATATATGTTGATCGAAATGAGCTTTAAATGAGAGAGATTTCTCGTACCATTTTATTGCTGACTCAAAATCCTCTTTGCATTCATTTGTCATTCCCATCAGAAAATGACACTTCGCTTTTTGGTCGTTGGCAGAGACCAATTCGACTAAATTTTCGAAATATATTTGAGCCGTATCGAACCTCATATTGTCAAGACAACGCTCCCCCAAATACATCAGGCACTCACCTATTTCCTCCTTGTCCTTTAGCCCTAACTCCGCTTTGTAGATTACCCCTAGTGGATCAAAGAAATGGTGGCGGCCACGCATTACTGAGAAAATGAAATCATTGCATCGATTGGAATCCATCTTTGATCCTCCTCGGTACGAACTCTCTTTATAATCCTCAAAACTACCTATGAATTACCATACTCTTTCCCATTCGCCTCCTAATGTATTTAATTTCCATGTTTTTCCTGTCCATTTATCTACTTTGACTATAACAACACCATATGGGCCAGAACTTTTTATATCATACCTATTTCCCAACATATATGAACCGAGTACCCCTATTAATATACCAATTACGATTCCTATGCTAATGTCGATGATTCTTTTCTTTTGAATAGCGGTGTGTGTCATTTTCGCCATCCTCCAATAATATTCGCCAATCTAACGCCCAGGCTAAGCTGCGGGCCGAGGGCGCGACACTTGCCCACGCCAGTGATAGGCTGCAAGCGGCGTGAACGAAGGAGACGTCAGCTTCAGCCTGTAGTTAGGCATAGCCAATCTCTTTAAATCGATCAATTGTCTCTGATATTAGAGTTGATAATATCGGCTGGAATCGCGAATGTAGTGTGTTGTCGTCGGAAATCCCACCAAAATACGGACAGATATTCTTATACAAAGGCACTAAAGGCATTACTAAAGCCTTATTCATATTTTCCACACAATCCACAGCAACCTTATCACAAGACTTCAGCCTTGCATTCACTAAAGATTCAATCTCTTGTTTATATTCCTTTGGGTCATTATCGATCTTCGAGGGGTCAACTCCCTGCTGTTCATACATGTCTTTAACTAAGTCATCAGTGTGTTTCTTATGCCATTTCATTAATCCTTTTATCATGTATTGTTTGTACGCAGAACGTTCAAAAATAGATTTTTTTGTTATAGTTAGAATAAAACACATATAAACAAGCGTATAACCAACATAAATACTTTCAATTTCTCCAGTAGTCGTTTTACGCATAATATCAGCGACGGGCCGTATGTTATTCTGTTTCGAAAATTCGTAGAACTTATCGCCCATATAGGTTGCCAATTCAACTGCGCTCAATGCCCTTGAATGTATTTCTTGTAATGCCTTCTCTTTATTATTTTTAATATATTCTTTTGTTTTTGTTTCTTTATTATGTATTTGATCTGCGCTCTTCCCTATAAGCGCCACGACAAGTAATATTCCTGCAATCAGAAAGGAGAACGCCCACCCAAACCCCTCATAGCCAGCATCAGAGAAAACAACAAACTGAACAATAACTATTAATAATGCAGTCCCCACCAATACGGCTCTCTGATACTTGTTTAATTTTATTTCCATTATTTCTCCTTTGGCTTATGCCTAACGCGCATTAGGCTGCGCTTACGCTGTCTACCAATCCACCCCACACATGGCATCAGGGTATAGAAATCGTGAAACCTGGCGAGGGCAGTCTCGAGTAGACTTTTGTTCCAGAGGTTGTCGAGAAATAAGGGTGTCTTGGGCGGGATCGTCAGATCGCGGCGTTGCAGGGGACATCCCCCCCCCAGAGTGGAACCGCGTTAAAGACAAGTAAGCCTTTGCTCCGGGAAGTATATCGAAACCTCATTTCCTCATCAAATCATTCTGAGGTTTGAGGGAACTGAATTAAATCAAGAAGGAATAGTGATCCCACACGTCGGGCACTTCTTCATCGCTCTATGTTCCACCCACGCCGCTAGCGCTTCCGGCGACACGTAGATCGTCCCTCCCCTCCTGTTCGCCGGAAAATCCGTATACCGCTTCATGTACCGCTTGACCGTGCTCACGCTCACCCCGAGGGCATTCGCCACGGCTTTCTTGCCTACGAGCCAATCACTCAACGGAATACCCTCCCTCGCGCAGCTCGCGGCGAAATCTTCGAATATCCGCCGCACACTTCCCCTTGAATCTTTCCGGAATCGCCTCCCACCGCATCCCCGACAGATAGGAGCCCAGGTACCCGGAGCGATCGCAGCGCTCGACGAGCACGGCGATGTCGACGCAATACTGCAGGCGCTCGTTGGAGAAGTCGCACTTGACCGGGGCCGGAGGCTCCTTTCGGTACTTAACGGTTGACGGCGCCTCGACTAGCGTCCGAATCTCGGCTGCTCGCATGAAGTGTCCTCTCGGCGAACGCGGCATGCTATAGGACCTCGTGGGTCGATCTCCGGCGAACCGTTCCGCTCCCGGAAAACTTCTTTCTTCTTTCAGGCCCCCCTCGCGCGTATACACGCGGGGAGGCGTATCGCGTGATAGGGAGGAAAGAAGAAAGAAGTGATAAGTATCTCTTTTCTCTGCGAGACCCCCCTGAAAGAAGTAAGAAGTCAACTTGCTGGATATCGAAGGCTTTTTTCATTACATGTTTCCCTTCTTTCACCTTTCGGGCAGCCGGTAATAGCGGCCGGACCGCCCCGAGGTCGACTGGGTTCGGATTACGATGTCTCCCTGCTGCTCCAGGGTCGACACGAGGACGAGGAAGTTTTTGGCGTCCATGTTCATGCGCTTGAGCAGAGCGCTATGAGGAAGCTCCTGCCCCGGGGTCTCCCGAAGCTTCTTCATGAACTTCAGGCAATCGGCATGGAACGGGTTGTCCGCAACGTGAGACTGCGCCATGAAGAGCATCCGCCGGGTCAGGTAAAGGACGAAGTTCCGTGCCCACTCCGCGGCCTCCCGCCCGATCTCCGGGGTTCCGTGGTCTTCGCTAACCGCGTACAGGAGCGCGAGTTTGCGGACGTGCTCGCTAACGCGCCCCCAGACGGTCGTGCCGACGGCGTCGCCGGCACTTTCAGCGTTCATATACTCCTCTTCCGCCTCCGACCGGGACTCGGCCAGGATCCGCACGGCCTCCTCCGTTTGCGGGACGATCCGTGGCACGGGATGCCAGTCCACCAGGTTGCCCACCCCCGGCCGGAAATCGGCCCACCACCGGGCAGTGGCAAGCACCCGCTCCGGCACCGGTAGGACCTTGGGGTCCTGCCCCCGGGCGCGTTTGCCGCACTCCAGGATGAGCATCCGAGCGAAGAATCCATTGGTGAGCATCCGCTCGGAGAGCGCCTCGTAGTAATGGTTCGGGATTGCCGTGCCGAAGAGCACCAGGTGCGGTTGATCGATGGCCCCGGGCGCCTCTTTGCCGGCCTTTCGCCGCATCGGGAAAATCGAGTTGGCCGAGGAGTACATCATGAGGAGCGTGCCCATGATGCTTTCGTGACGGGCGTCCTTGGCCTTGTTGATCGACTGGAGCATCCCGTCGATCTCGTCGGTCTGGAACAGCATGCAAGGCTCAGAAAATAGTGCATCCTGCACGCCCTCGCCCGACGCGAAGCGCCCGCCAACCTGATTGGCCAGGCCAACAGCATGCAGGACCTCGATGTTCAACTTCCTTGGCCGATCCTTGCCGGCCGCGGAATGCGCCAGCCCCAGGAGATAGAGGTTGGTCCGGTTATCACTGGGATCACACACCTTGCGGCCGGCAAGTGTTGCCAGGAGCGCCAGCGCCCCGCAGAAGGCCATCACCGGATTCGGGTACGGAGCCGTTATGAGGCAGTGGTCCATCACCTCGGAGACGAACCCCGGCACGCGCAGCAGGTCTTCCGGAAGCGGGCCCGGGTCGACAAGCACAGGCGTCGTATCCGGAGGCACCGGTTCCGGCTGACGATCCTGTGCGAAGTGGTCCTCGACCACGGCTACTGCGATCTGGTCCGGCTCGTACCGGCAGATGCTGGCCGCGATCCGCTCGACCTCCCTTGTCGGGAGAGTCGGCCTGCACCGATCCTGGTTCGTGCGGTCCAGGGCGGCGAGGATCTCGTCCCGGGTCATCCCGACCCTGCGCATATTTCCCGCCAAGCGCGCTAGGGTCGCGTTCCGAGTGCCCGAGGGGATCATGTTGCCGTCCACCGGCAGATCCGCGCTCTGGGGCGAGCCGCCCGCGGCCGGGGCCGGGAATTGGCCGTCCCCATCGCCTCCAGCTGCACCCCGTGCGAACAAATCGCCCGGACTGTCAAGCAGGTCAGTCAGCCACCCGGGAGGCTGCGGTAGCTCATCGGGCGCGACGTTCAGTTCGAATGTCTCTGCCCATCGATACGGCTTTCCGCCTACGACCGAGGGCGGGACGACGATGTACCCGCCGTCCGCCCGGGTGTCGACATTGGGCCCTATCTTGCCCGCCGTGTTCCTCCAGGCCTTTCCCTCGGGTTGGCGAAAGATGTGGTGCCTACCGCCGCGCGGGGTAAGGGAGATCGGACCGCGTGCGAGCTCCTCAGCCCTGTCAATGTCGCCGGGCCAGAGGTTGTCCTGCCCGTCCACGTCGACGACTAAAAGTCCAGCCGTCGGAATCCCGATGTTGGCTTCCGGATATCTCTCCCACCACGACATGATCCGTGCAGTGCTGGTGGTGGCGTCCTTGAAACCCCGGGGGGTAATAGGGGTCTTCCCCTCCGGCGCGCAAGGAAAGACCGGGTAGCCTAGCTCCGCATAACGCAAAGCGGCAGCGACCAGATTCTCCGTAGAAGGCGGCATCAAAAGGGAACGTCCTCATTGCCTACCGCCGCAGCACCCACGCCGACGGCCCGGGCATATTCCCGTTCGCCCTCACCAAGTTCTTCCTCGTCCCATCCCGGCTCCCGCCACGGAGGTTTCTCCCCCAGCTCGTACCGGATGATCTGCGAATATTCCTGACCGGTGATGCTCCGCACCGTAATCGAAGAGGTCTGGCACAGAGCATCCCCCTTGGCGAGCGCCACAGCCTCCTCGACCGACTCGGGGACCGCGGCATGGGACCGCCTGCGCCACCACTGCTCGGCCTTCTTTCTGGCAAAGCCCGCGTGCTCGAAGCAGATCCACTCCGACTGGTACTGGTTGAAGCCGATGCGGTACTCCACCCGCATCGTTCTTGGTGCGTTGTCCGGGGTGCCCCGCTTGTGGTGGACGGAGTATCGGACCTCCTGGACCGGGTATTCCGCGGTCGTCACCTGGCCGGAGAGGATCCCCTCGGTGGAGGCGCGTACCGCATGCGTCCGTCGATTCTTGTCGGGGAACTCGTACCCGCAGTCGGGGCAAGTTGAATACCCGGCGGCGATGAGGCTCTGGCACTCGGGGCATTCCTTGGCCGGCGCGTCCCCATTTCCACCGTGCAGGTCCACTTTCCTGATGCGGACGGCATCGACAGGCCCGTGCCGAAGGACGTTTCCGCCGAAGTCCAGCACGAGACAGTTTTCCTTGCCCGGGTTGAGTCGAAACCCGCGTCCCACCATCTGGTAGTAGAGCCCGGGCGAGAGCGTTGGACGCAGCATGGCCACGCAGTCGACGTTGGGGGCATCGAAGCCGGTGGTAAGCACGTTGACGTTGACCAGGTATTTGAGCTGGCCGGCTTTGAAATCCATAAGAACCCGTTCCCGCTCAAAATCAAGCGTGTCCCCGAAGACAGTAGCGGCCTGCACTCCGAACTTCTCGCGCAAGACATCCGCAACGTGCTTTCCGTGCGCCACCCCTGCGGCGAAGATGAGCACCGAGTTCCTGTTGCGCGTCTGCTTCACGATCTCCCGGCAGGCCGACTCGACCCGAGTATTGGTATTCATCAGGTCCTCTACCTCGCCGGCAACGAACTCTCCGGCTCGTACGTGTAGCCCCGAGGTATCGACCTTCTCCCGGCTGGCCTTGGTGATCAGGGGACAGAGGTACCCCTGGACGATCAACTCCCTGACCCCGATTTCGTAGCAGACGTGGTTAAGGACATTTTCCGGCCCGCAGATCATCCCGCTCTTCATTCGGAAAGGTGTGGCGGTGAGGCCGATAAGCCGCACGTTCGGGTTGACCTTCCGGGCGTCCTCCAGGAACCTCTGGTACATCCCGTCCCCATCCGGGGGAATCATATGGGCTTCGTCGATGACGATCAGGTCGAAGGGATCGAACTCGCAGGCGCGCTTGTAGACGCTCTGGATGCCGGCAACGATGATCGACTGGTCGGTGTCGCGGCTCTTGAGGCCCGCCGAATAGACCCCGGTCTTCATCCACATCTCCGGTGCGACCATGTGGAGCTTCTCCCGGTTCTGCTCGAGCAGTTCCTTCACATGCGCCAGGATCATCACGCGCCCGTTCCACCGTCCCACCGCGTCCTTGCACACATGGGCCATGACCGGGGTCTTGCCGCCGCCGGTCGGAATCACGATGCAGGGGTTGTCGTCTCGCTCCCGGAGGTGGCGGTAGATCGCCTCCACGGCTTCGAATTGGTACGGACGAAGTTCCAGCATCTATTCTTCTCGACCTCCATCAGGTTCTGTCGCACGAATCTCCACACGGACGGCGTACTCGCCAGGCCGTCCCCGTTCCTGGGCGTACCGCCACTCGATCCGGGAGGAGCCGTCGTCCACCCCCAGTGCGTCGGCCACGCCGTCCCGCACGGCCTTGAGACCCGTGGCTAGGTTGTCGGTATCGAGATCACGCGGAGCGATCCGCGTGAGCGCGACCACAACGGTTCCCGACATGGGAAGGGCGCCTCGGGCCACCCGGACCAGGAGTCGGGCGGCCTGGCGCTGGTTCCTGGCCCTCCGGGCACGTTTTCCCCAGTGCCCTCTCTGGTTCGCCTCCGACCAGGTTCGAACGGGAAGTAGGACCTCGATCACTTCCGCGCCCAGGGAGGAGTGTTCGTCGTCTCCTGCTGGGGCGCTCCCGTCGCCGCTTCCTTCTTGGCGTACCCCTTGATCTCGTTCACCACGTCCCCGGTGTCTTCCCGCTTCTTGCACTTCACGGTTACGAGAAGCGGCAGGTTGTGGAGCTCGACGGAGTCCTTGGGCTGCATCACCCCGACAGCTCGACATATGGCGGAGAGTTCCCCTTGCGCGATTTGCATCGCCTGCTTGTTCGGGTTGTCGAGGTTGAGCCGCGACCAGAGCAGGCGGTTCTTGTGCGGGCCGTCGATCACCTGGAACGTCAGTTCCAGGTAGTTCCCCGATCCGTTCTTGGTCGGTTTCATCTCCGAACCTGTGATGACGGCGAGGTACTTCCCCGCCGGGATCGGCTCGAAATCGGTGGCGGGCTCGACATTGGCTGCGTTAAATCCGTTTAAATTCGCCATGATCAGTTCTCTCCTTTGGGGGATTCGTTGGTCAGGTAATAGGCGTAGGCATTCCAGTCCAGCGGCAGCTCTTCCGGAAGGTTGAGACGATTCTTAGCCACGTGGGCCGGGCGCTCCTGCGTGCGGAGGATCCGCTCGCCGGTGCCAAGGCCCTGGCTGCGCTTGCGGTTGAAACCCTCCTCGGTCTGCTTGGTGTAGACCTTGTAGGTGGCAAACAGCACCTCGTCGCACCACTCCTGAATCACAGCGGCCGCGAGCTTGTGCAGGCGGGGTACGTACCGGTCGTAGGCTTCGGTTTCGGGGTTTTCGAACCGCTCGATTCGCGCATGGGCGATCAGAATGACCGTCATTCCTCGATCGTTGCGAAGGGCGGCGAGTCCTTCGAGAAACTCCCGCCACTGCGTGAGGGCGAAGGCGTACCCCTTCGCGTAGCCGATCTCCTCGATGTTCTCGACGTTGCGCTTGCGGCACACCTCCGTCCAGATCATGCGCTCCAACCAGTCCAGGGAATCGACCACGATCGTCTGGTAAGGGTGTGGCTCGGTGTAGAGCTCCGAGAGAGCCGTCATTGCCTCGTTGAAGCTCGTGACGAGCGGGAGCTTGTCGCAGTCGATCTCCCCCAGTCCGTCCTCGGTCTGCAAGAAAATCGGCTTGGGCGCAAAGGAGCCGAAGGTCGACTTGCCGATGCCCTGGGTGCCGTAGAGCATGACTCGCCTAGGAGCGGGGACCTTCCCGCTCCGGATCTGATCGAATAACTTCATGAAGTCACCTCACTCGTTGGGGGATTTATTGACTTAGATCCAGTCGAATTCCCGGATCTCTTCGTAACCGCTGGGCCAGTGGTCACGCTCGTGGCATACCTTTAACCGCTCGATGGCCTTCTCGTTTTCCTGCTGGCCGATCCCGAGAACGTTTTCCCCCATACGCCAGACCCCACAGCGGTAAGGCTCGCGCTTCTCCACCGCGATGAGGTAGACCGGAACGACCGTTCCCGATACGCAGGCCAGGAGGGATCGATAGAACGCCAGCTGGTGGACGTACCCGTAGCTGCGGGCATCCGTCTGGAGGAAATCGAGGTTGTCGCAGGTTTTCAGATCGACGATGCCATGCTTCGGAGAAAGCCAGTCGAACCTCGCCTGGCACGGGGTGCCGCGATACTCCGTGCGCACGACCCCTTCCGGGACCCCGTCATCCAGAAGGGCTGCCGCGTGCTCGTGCTCGGAGACCGTAGCGTACATGTTCTCGATCAGCGCCATCTGGTCATGGGTCAGTACTGGTTTCCCCTGTGCGGTTGCCCATTCCTCGAACGCTTTGGTCCGGCTGCCGAAGCGCTCCCCTGTCTTCGGGTTGATCGGTCCCCCGAAGGCATACCGGTCCTCGTAGGCCTCCCGCCCCTCGAGGATCAGCGAATGTGCCGCCTGCCCAATCAGGTAGGCCGGACGATCCTCTTCCTGTACCAGTCCAAGCTGCTTTTTACGGAACAGCGGGGGGTTGCGGCGGAAATCCGCCAGCTGGTGGCTGGAGAGAAACTTGTCCCGCTTGGCGTGATAGACGTCCGCCGGCTCATGGATCAAGAGAGACATGTCCACGAAAGCTAAATCGCTGCGGCGTCTCTGCAATACCGTTGGGAGGGTCATACCGATACCTCCTTAACCGCCTGGTCGGGATTGCGCTTTTTCTTCAAGAAATCCACGATCAGATCCGCAACAGTGCCGACCAACTCGTCCATTTCCTTCGGGGAGATCTCCTGGTAGTGACGTTTCAGCTCGATGGAACCCGTTTCCGCCATTGGCTACCCCCTCCTCAGCGACAGTAGGAATTCATCGATCGCCGGATGGGGTTTCAAGTTCGGTCCCTCCGGGGGTCCACCGCCATCGTCAGGGCCCTCTTCCTCCAATCGCCGCAGGAACCTCCTGCGGATTAGGTCCAAGTTTTTCACCAGCCGCCAGACGACATCGTCATCGACCCTATGGACCGCCACCAGACCGCCGATCACCAGCGCCTGTTCCCGGCAGAGGTCGCGGATCAGATCCTTCACTTCGGCCTTGCTCATCATCGTTGCGGTACCTCCTCCCGTAAGCGAACCGATCACTCTTTGCCTGGTAAAGGCCCCTCGCCTCCGAAAAAGGGGACATGGCAACGATCACTTTTAGATTTCTTCGTAAAATCGCCTGATTGCCTCCTCGGCCCGCTGCCGGCGCTTCTTGGCCGCCTGGTAGGCAAGCCCCATCTCACGGGCGCAGTCGACCACCTGCTTTCCGTACACCCGCGTGCTGACGATCAGAAGGAAGTCGATTTCATTAATCCGGCCTGCATCGACGTGCTCCCGAAGGCGGCGGATCGCGATCTCCTCTTCCTCCCGGTCCAAGGCGATCGACAGCGGATCCATCTCTTCGCCTGGGGCCAGCGACAGGAGCTGCGAGTGCTCGAGGATGTTCTCCCGCTCCAGGCGATCCCAGATCCGGCGGTACTCGTCGTGAAGGTGGTGGGCGGTGTCGTTGACCACCTTCTGGACCAGGCGGTTCGGACGCCGGGCGACGTCGATCCGTCGAAGGATCTTAAGGAAGGTCCAGACGAGGTTGTCCCAGAGCTCATCCTTGTCATCGTCCCAATGCCGCTTCTGGAAATGAAGGGAGAGAAGGCCCGGCCAGAAGATGACAAGGAGTACCGTTGGCCAGCGAGGATCCTGGCCGGCGGCGTTAGCCGCAAGGAGCGGCTTTAGGATTTCGTCCTTGCGCGGGTCCTCCGACGTTCCGGCCCGCATGAAGGCGATGACCTCGGCCCACATCGCAAATTGCCGCAGGAACGGACTGGTGCGCTGCAGATCCCTTAGTAGCCTTTCGTACTCCTGAGTCCCAAGTTCCTGTTCAAGCTGCTTGCGATCCCGTTCCCTGGAGAAACGCACCAAGACGCCCAGCCTTTATGGCCGGGCGTCTCGCGCCTCACAGTGGGCCGGTCAGGGCGTCTTGCGCCTCGCGGTTGAGGTTCGAGTTTCCGAGGAGGCTTGGGTCACGGTTTCGGGGAATTCGGTTGTTCCTGCTGTGGCTGTCCGCGGGGATATTCGTTCAAGGCACCGCAGCTCCAGCAGATGGCCGTCACGGGCGGGCTCACCAGGTATTGGTGCTTCCGTCCGAACTGGACGTGGAGGCGGCTGCCTTCCGTCCTGCCAAGAAGTTTTTCGCAGCGCCGGCATCGCCAGTCGCGATCCATCGCTTCCCCTCCCCCGCAAACGAGTCCGGGGAAGTAGACGCTCCCCGTCGAGTGCGGATATTTTCGCGGGGGAGGAAGGAAACTGAAATGACCGGATCCTGACTGACTCGTGACTGACAGAAAATTATTTCGGAAAAATCAGGGGAGTAAAATATAAAAGGGAACCCGGCTTCTATCCGGATTCCCTATGAGTATTAAGATGGTACCAAAGGGGGGGCTCGAACCCCACGGGTTTCCCACCACCCCCTCAAATCCATTACCGCGAACATCTGTTTAACAAGAAAAAGTTTCGAGTAACTTCTTCGCCCCTGTCACATGCTCTCGAATCACCGCCTCGTCGAGGGTGACGTTGTCGGGCGGCACAGAAAGCCGGTACTGCTTGGCTCCGTTGTTCTCCACCAGGCGATCGACATCGATGCTCGCTATCTTCAATGCCTTCTTCAACCTCCGGATCACCTGGTGGTAGTTGTCATGGGACCCGAGTTGATCACAATCCAGCCAACCAAGCGGGGTCTTCTTTGCAGCAAGCGCCATTCGAAGCGCCGCTCCGAAGGACCGCTCGGTCAACCAGATCTCTTTCCCGTCGATCATCATCAGGTGCCTGCGTTTCTTCGGTCTGCCGTCCAGGTGAATGCGCACGTCGGACAAGTACGAGGCGCCCAAAGGATCCGATGGCAGGTACTCCTCCGCCCACCCTTCTTCCTTCGCCGGTTCTCCGGTGACCTCGTCGAACGCAGCGTCCTTCACCTCGGTGAGCACCTCTATCCGCAAGATTTCCGCGGCCCGCCGGCGCAAGGCATCCGCCAAGGGCTTATTCAGAAGCTTCTGGAGGTTCTCCTGCGGAGTCTGCAGGATCGTTTCCAATTTCTCCAATCCTGCCCCTGTTAAGGCCATCACCCGCCCGCGGCCAAAGCCCGGTATACGGGTCGATGCGAGCGCAACTCCCTCCGGCGGGACTCCATAGAGCAGACGCCGCGAAAGCGTGGCAGCGTTCTCCACCGCCTTATCCGGCCACCCGGATGTTTTCGCCATCCCGGCCAGTGTTTCCGCAAGCCAGGCGAAATCACCCGAGAGCGCGTAGAGGCTGCCGGAGTAACAGTGAAACCTCTTCTCGATGGACCGCGTCGGCTCCCCCATGACCCAGTCGTAGAGAAGAAGCGTCTTCTTCGCCCGCTTGACCTCGTCGTAGCTGCCCGAGTAGCCGTCCAGCGCCGGCGTCATCCGCTGTCGGCCAAGCTTGGGCAACGCGGACACGGTCTGCGCCAGGACTTCGAAGTACTCGCCGGACCCGGACTCCCTCGACGACAGGCCGAAGTAGATCCCCTCGCCGTCTTCCGTGCCGGATAAAGCCCACAGGATCTCCAGGGGATCGAAGTCCGTGGCCACTTCCATTCTGTCGTTTATGAATTGAGCGATGGCAATAGCGGTTTCCACCGTGATCCCCTTGGCGGCGGCCAATCTCCCAAGCCTTGTGGCGAAGAACCCCTTCGGCTGCCGCTCGATCAGGCCGCCCTCCTCGCATTGAGCGAGCGATCGTTTGACCTTCTCGGCGAACGCAGGTTCATCTTCATTGCCTCGCCAGTGCAGGGTCCCGGTGTATGAGGCAAGCAGGATGTCAGCGATCTCACGCTCGTCCCGGCAGATATTGGAGGCCACAAGGTTTAAGATATGCTGCCCGAGGGGCACGCGGGCAAGTGCAGGTTCGACGTCGCGCAGCTCTCCGCTGACATACGCATCGAGGTACGTCCCTTTTTCAAACTCCGAAGGGGCGACGATTAAGGCGCGACCAAAGCTCTCTTCCAACCCAAGGCGCCCCGCGCGGCCGCTGGTGTTCTCGTATTCTCCCTGGGAGATGGGTATCGTGACCCACCGACCCGTTCTGTCGTGCTCCCAGCGGTACGGGTCGATGAATACGTTGCGCGCGGGAAGGTTGATTCCGACCGCCAAGGTCGTGGTGGCGCAAACCACCATAATCTCGTTCCTGCGAAACCCCCTCTCGATGACGTCCCTCTGGTCGAAGTCCAGATCAGAGTTGTGGCAAGCGACCCCGTGTTCAAGCAGCTCCGTCAGGATGTCCTTGCCCTCCGAGTCCTCCAGGCCCTGGAGCTCTTCAAGCGCCGTCGAAGCAGGTTTGACCTGCAGGCCGTGGGCGATCCTGCGAGCGGCTTCGACGGACTCCTGCTTGCTCTTGCAGAACACCAGGGACTGCTCGCCGTTCTTGGCGAGCGTTCGCACCAGCGACACCAACGTTTCCGCCGGATCGCCTCCCACGCGGAAATCGAATTTCTCCTCGCCGCTCTGGCCGCTGTTGTGCTCGATGTAGTGGAACGTGCCGTCATGCAACACCCCTTTGCGAAGTTCCACCGGACGGCTGTGGTCCTCGCAGAGTTCGGCCCCCATCCAGTCCGCCAAGGCTTGCGCGTTGCCGAGGACCGCCGACAGCCCGATGATCTGGGGGTTATCCTGAGCGAGGAGAATTTTGGTAAGAAGGATCTCCAGCCCCGGGCCGCGGGTCGGGTCTCCTATCATCTGGAGTTCATCAACTACGACCAGACCGACGTTGCGCAGCATGGCAGGGCTGGCCACCAGGAACGCCTGCATCTTCTCAAAGACGATGATCGCTATATGGAACTTGCCACGGAAGATGTACCTGTCGTACTCCTTCCGGTCCCGGGTCGAGACGACCACCCGGACGCCCAAGGAACCGTACTTCTTCGTGAACTCCTGGAACTTCTCTTCGGCAAGCGCCTTCTGAGGCACGAGGTAGATGGCTCGGTGGTTCTTTCTGGCCGTGCGCACCGCAGCCATTTCCCCGACGAAGGTCTTCCCCGACGACGTCGGCGAAAAAATCACCGCGTTGTTGCCGTCTAAGATCTTCCCCTTCCTGATGGCGAGTTCCTGGATGGGAAGAAGTTCCTGATGGCCGGCCTTCTTCCACAATTCGATGATCCGATCGTCAATGCCGAATGCTTCCAAGGTATCGATACGCATTGCAGTGCCCTCGAAAATCTCTTCCGTTGGAAAAGAGGTTACCCGGTCTCGTTTCCGACTCGTTTACGAAACGTCGGGGAATCAAAGTACCGCTGTACCCCGATCACCTTCCCCATGATCCGGAATTCGCCCGATCTGACGTAAATCGGGACCATCCGTGGGTTGGCTGGCTCTAACCGAACGCCGTCTTTCTCCCGGAAGAAGCGCTTCAAGGTGGCATCTCCATCGATCATCGCCACCACGATATCTCCGTTATCCGCCGTCTCCTTCTTCCAGATGATCACATAGTCGCCGTTTAAGATCCCTGCCTCGATCATGCTGTCGCCTTCCACGCGGAGGGCGAAGGTCTCCCGGCCACGGAGCAATCCTTTGTCGGCGACAACCTTGCCATTGTCGTCTTCGATCGCCTCGATGGGCCGACCGGCAGCGATGCTCCCAATGACGGGAATATTTACGACGTCGATTTCAGAACGCTCCATCCCCGCAACGATCAAGGAACGAGCCCCGCGGTTACTCCGCTTTAAGTGCCCTTTGCCTTCAAGCGCGGTGAGCAGGTCGAAGACGCTGGAGCTTTTGATACCGAAGGCGGCTCCGATCTCGCGGACGGTCGGTGGCATCCCCTCCTCTTGAATGAACCCCTTGATCCAATCGAGGGTTTCTCTCTGGCGGGGGGTCAACTCCACTGCGTGGGCCATCGCCAATTCCTTCCTTCCGGTCGATTTGTTCTTCCCAGGCCATGCGATCCGTACTGCCGAAGCCGGCTACAAGATCCATGCTATACCTAACAAACGTTAGGAGTAAAGACCCGCACTTAATGTTTCTGAAATCATTAAACATTTCAAACTCTTATGTGGCATGTCCCCTTTCTGCCGTCCAAAGGGGCCTTTTACCTATGTAAGGCCCAGAAAAAAAGCATGAAAGATCAATCAATTGCCTTGATGTGGGGTACCCCGCGAGGTATCAGTGTCATCAGAAACACAGAAAAGACGATTAAAAACAATATGTTGGAAGGAGGCAAGGGGATGAGAGAACAGAGTGGATACTCCGCGGGGCCCTTCACCGTAGACGAGATCGGGTTCATCCAGATCGCCGAGGCGAAGGTCTTGGCGGCAGCAGCCCGGGGCGAGGTCGACCTCAACCGGATCGCCCGGGAAGAGCTGGCCAACAGAGGCCTTGGGCTTACGGGGGAGTGGGTCGGGTTCAAGGCCGCCCGGGAGATTCATGGGCTGGACAAGTAGGAGGGGAAGATGGGAGCCGCGAACAAACGCACATTGGCCCAGGTGATGGCGGAAGTAATCGGGAACAAATTGGTTGGCGGGACGATTTCAAATTCGATCCTCTCCACCGACTGCAGGGAGTACGGATTCAAGGTGAGTTGCAGGGATGGCAAGACCCGGCTGGTGTGGGTGATGTCGGACGAGGAAGGAAACGACACCGGATTTCTCGAAATTACGGAACACCAAGAAAAAAAGGAGGGCTGATTCGATGAAGAAGGGAAAGGTGAAAAAGCAGACGATCCACATCCAGGGACCTGGCACCAAGACGCTTTGCGGCAAGCCGGTGGCAACCGTGAGTCTTTGGGCCAAGAAGACGCCGCCCGCCGAAGCGAACGAGAACATCTGCCGCAGGTGCTACGCGCTATTCGCCAAGGCGGATACCGACGCCCCCGTGCCCAAGACGAAGAAGAAGGTCTCCCAGACCGACGCCGAGAAGAAGCCCGGCAAGCGCACTCCCGGGCTGGCCTCGTTCGAGAACCGCCCCGAAGAGCTCGTCGTGACGTACAAGGGCACCACGTACAAGGCCACCGTGAACCCGGACGGCACAATCACGGTCGACGGAAAGACGTTCAACAGTCCCTCCCGCGCGGGAAAAGAGGTCACGGGTCGCGAGGTCGATGGATGGTCATTCTGGTCCTACGAGGTGCCGGGCGAAGGACTGAAGAAGCTCGACACACTTCGTAAAGCCGACCCGGCAGGCCTGTAGAAGCTGTCGTGGCCAAGACACAGAATTACAGCGGGAACGGCCAGGTGACAAGAGTCGCCTTCTACACTCGCATCTCGACCGACGAAGACCATCAGAAATACTCGCTCGGCGCGCAATCGGAGCGGTTGGAGGCCTTCTGCAAGTCGCAGTACGGGGACGACTGGAAACTCCACAAGCTCTACCGGGACACCGAATCCGGGACTCACATGAACCGCCCGGGCCTCGAGGAGATGCTTTACGACGCCGGGGCCCGGGCCTTCGACACCCTACTGGTCTTCCGGGTGGACCGGCTCTCCCGCAAGGTCCGCGAGCTCGCCCTCATGGTGGACGACCTAACGAAAAACGGAGTAACGCTGAAGAGCATCACCGAACCGTTCGATACCGCCAACGCCGCCGGGAAGATGATGCTCCAGATGCTGGGGGTCTTCGCCGAATTCGAACACGCCACCATTGTCGAGCGGACGAAGGTCGGGATGGAGAAGAAGGCCAAGGGCGGCAAGTTCGTTGGCGGTAACGTTCCTTACGGCTACAAGCTCGATCCGGAGAAGGGCCTCTTGATCAACGAGGACGAGGCACTCATTGTCCGGAAAATGTTCCAGATGTACACCTTCGGGAAGGAAGGATCGTCCGCGATCTGCAAGCAACTCAACGAGGCCGGCAACAGGAACAGGAACGGACGAAAGTGGGGCCGCCGGGTCGTCCTCCACATGCTCAGGAACCCGGTCTACGTGGGCAAGATTCGCTGGCGCGATGTTCAATACGAGGGGCACCATGACCCGGTCGTGTCCGGCATCCTTTTCGAGAAGGCGCAGGAGGTTCTTAAGGTGCGCAACGAGGAGGCGAAGGGACGTCATTTCCGCAATGGGAGCGAACGGCTCCTCACCGGGATCATCAAGTGCGCCAAGTGCGGGAGCCACATGTTCGGGTCCTCGGGAACTAAGAATGGCGTTCTCCATGCGTATTACGTTTGTTCCAAGCGGTCCAATTATCGCGAGTGCGACCAAGACTTCGTTCGGGCCGACCTCCTCGAAAAGGGAATCGTCGAGGACGTCAAGAATATCCTGCGGGACGAGCAACTGATGGCCCGGATTTGGGAGGAGGCCAACAAACAGCTGACGGCCGAGAAGCCGGACCTAGAGAAGGAGATCGCCCGGATCGATGGTCAACTGGCCAAGGCCCGCGGAGCCATCGACCGGTACTTCGAGGCGTTCGAAGCGGAGACGTTGAAGGCGGAACTATGCAATGAGAAGGTCGCCGGGCTCCGGGCCAGGGTGCAGGAGATGGAGGCGGAAAAGCAGGGACTGGAGGCTCGGCGCGAACGGCTGGAGCTGCCGGCCATCGATAAGGAGATGCTGGCGTCCATCATGGACAACTTCGAGAAGGTGATGGCTGAAGGGCCCAACCCAAAAAAGAAGCACCTTCTCCACCAGTTGGTGAAGAAGGTGCTTATCCAAAGTCGCGAGACCATCGAGGTCTGGTACGCGTTACCAAATACTCAACGGTTCGCGAACAGTAACATCTGGCTCCCTGGGCAGGACTCGAACCTGCAACC